GCACGCCTTCAAGGGTGAGGATCCTCAGCTCGCCAGTGCCGTAGTTGATCGTCGCCTGCTGGCCAGTGAAGGCCTTGATGTTGTTCGGGTTGGCGCCAGTCCATCGGACAGCTTCGATCACTACGGGCTTCTTGCGGAACTTGCTCATGCTGTTGCGTCCTTCTGGTAGGCGTAGGCAGGGGACAGGAGCGGGCCGGCGTAATCGCCGGCCATGTCCCGCAAGGTGGCGGCGAGATCGGGGTCGAACAGGTCCGCTTGGTCGGCAGCGTCACGCAGGACGAACTCACCAGCGGATTGAAGATCGGTCATTTCCCCTCCTGGCAGATGAGCCGTTTCGGATCTTTCGGATCGGCGGGATGGATACCCAAGCCGCCGATGTAGGGCAACTCCCCGCCGCAGATGCAGCAGCGGGCCACCGTCTCGTGCCACGCGTAGTCCTCAGGCTTCTTCTCGGTCATCGAAACTCGCCCTCCACTCCGCGTCCGACAGCCGCACATCCACCGGCGTCCACGGCCACTGCCCCAGTGGACGGATCCGTTTCGGCCAGTCCCGCTCGTCACGGTCGCCACGCCACGCCACCAGGTCGACATCGATCTCGTTGCGGCGCAGGCCGTAGCCGAACTCAGGCCAGCCCATCAACGCGCTCGAACCGCGGGGGCGCATGTCGCGCTCGTCGTTCTTCGACTTCGAGTGGCCGGCGTGAGCCTCCATCGCGATGGTGATGCCGCGGGCGCGGATCGCATTCAGGGCCGCGATGACCGGCGCCACGTGGTCGTCGGTCTGGAGTGCCCGTGGCACCATCCGGTACAGCGGGCCGATCACCAGCAGGTCCGGCTGGGTCGCATCCAGGACCTTGTTGACCCACGAGAAGTCCTTGTCGCGTGTGATGTCGATGCCGCGCGGGTCGCAGTCGACGAACATCCGATCCGATGGGTCGTCGCCCTTCATTTTCGCCTGGACCCACATGGACCTGAGTTGCCGTTTCACGTGCCGCTGGGTGTTCTCCAGGTCGATGATGTGTGCCCGGATCGGCGGGATCCGCGCCTTGGTGAACGGGTGCAGACCGGCCGCCGACATGAGCGCCAGCTGCCGCAGCAGGACCGACTTCCCCAAGCCCTCCTCGCCGGTAAGGATCAGGCGGTCCATGCGCTCGAGCAGGTTCGGGATGATCCAGTCGTACGGGTCCTCGGGCTTGGCCATGAGCTCGCCCAGGGTCAGGGTCGCGATGTCCTGGCTGCCTGCGTCGCGCATCCCGTTGAACGCGTTCGCAGCCTCCGAGATCAGAAGTTGCGGATCCGTGCTTGAGTCTTCGGCTCGCTGCCGCAGTCGGGTTAACTGCTGGATGACCTGCCGGCGAGCAGAGAACCCGCGGACTACATTGGCGTGGAATTCGACCGTGTCGGGCAGCGCCGGGTTGAGCGTCGCAGCGAGATGGGCGCTCATCAGGTCAGCACGGGCCGCTAGGGACGACTGGACCGCCATCGCGTCCGTGGGCTCACCCGCAGCCTTCAGGTCGCGCAGGACGCCCCACAGAGCCTCGTGGGTGGAGCTCCAGAAGTCGGCTCCCGTGACGATGCTGGCGGCGCGATCGAACGCCAGCGGCGACTGGTAGCAGCAGGACAGGATGCTCTGCTCGGCGTCGGCGGAGTACATCACCGCTTCCACCCCTGACGCATGTCGTCGGACGGCGGCTTCGGCTGAGTGGGATTGCCACCAAAGTCAACCGGGTGGACGTTGCCGGACGGCTTGAAGTCTCGGAGCATCCAGTTCTTCCAGGTGAGCACCCAGTCGAGCTTCACCCCTGCCTTCCCGGCCTGCGCCGGCCAGTGGTTCATGAACGTCTCGTGACGCGGCAGCACGTAGGCGCTCGTCATGCCCTTCTCGACAGCCCAGTCCTTCATCTCGTCGGTGATGACGAAGTCCTTCGGGAGGCGCGAGCCCCGTTTTGCGGGGCTACTCACTACTGGTACTTCCGTAGGAAGTACGGTCGGGTCGGGTCGGGTCGGGTCGGGTCGGGTCGGGGTAGGTGGGACACCACCGTTCGTCCCAGTGGTTGTCCCGGCATCCGTCTCACCGTCTGTCCCTACGGGCGTCCCCGCGTCTGTCCCAGTGGGACCACCATGGGGACGGCTGCCGTTCCGTCTGGCTTCACGCCACTCTTGTTTGCGCTTCCGGGCCCGCTCGCGCTCTCGCTCCACCTCCTCCTTCGAGGGCTGGAACTCGATCCAGTTGCGGAACCGGAAGCCGTCGCCGTCCACCTCCCAGAGCTCGGCGTCGACAAGGCTCTGTGCGTCCTCTAGGCAGCAACCGAAGGCCAGGATCACGCCGATCGGAACGTGGCCGTCAGTCAACTGCTGGGCGCACCAAGACCCGGCCTTGACCCATAGCCCAACAGCTTGGTTGGTGGCGCGCAATGTCTTGCGGTGGAAGGCGAACCCGTCGTCGACTTTGAACCAAGGCACTAGCTCACCTCTGTCTCAGGCGGGTTGACCCGCGTCATGGATCCGTCGTCAGCCAGGAGGTGCCAGCCGCTGTGTAGCAGCACAGGGACCTTGGCGGGGTCGGCGGACTGGAAGACCAGCCGGCCAAGCTGGTACGAGTGCGTCCGGAAGCTCTCCAGATGCTCATGGCACTCCGGGTGGATCCAGATGATGTTGGCCGCGGACTGCACCTCGAGCGACGAGCTACCGCCCTGCTGCTGTGGGCGCCGGTGGTGACCATGGCCGATCTTGCAGGGCTGGCCGCACACCTCACACACGCCGCCGGCTCGCTTGCGTGCACGAGCCTTTGCCAGCGAGACAGCAGCGTCCGCTGCCTGCTTGGTCGGCGATTTCCAGGGGACCTTGCGCGTTTCAGCACCAGATTTGAGGCGGACCTTCGCGCGCTTGAGCGCCCTGCCCTGCTGGTAGATCTTGCGTCCCGGTGTGGTCGCCTTGGCGCGCTGGTCACACGGCACACACTCGCCCTTCGCGGTGTGAGGTCGGTCGCCGTTGCAGGTGGGGCAGTGGCGCATGACGTACGGGCGGAAGTTGGTGCGGCGCAGCGTCATCAAGCCACCGCCTGCAGGTGGTTGTCGACGGCCACGAGGCGCCGGCCGACCCATTCGAAGACGGGTACGGCGACGCTGTTGCCGAGCTGCTTGTAGCGCTGCGAGTCGGCCTGACCGTCTGTCCAGCTGTCCGGATAGCCCTGGAGGCGCTCGCACTCCAATGGCGTCAGGCGGCGCACAACGGTGTCGGTGACTACAGCGTGCGCGGTTCGTGCTGCATGGCCTGACGCGTCCAATGTGTCCGCGAGTTCGTCCTGCTGCCAGCGCTCGCAGTCGGCGGAGTCGTGGGCCTTCTGTGCCTTCCGGAATGTAGCCGCGACGAAGTCCCGGGATGACCCACCTGCGGCCGCCCGGAGGCTGCCAACCGTGGACCCGTCATCGTGGATCTCCGGCACTGCGCCGGCCTCACGACCACGTAGGGCAAACGCGACGAGCCGACCGCCCTGCGCGAAGTTGTCGTCGGCGCCACCAGGCGCAGACTTCAGTGAGGTGGTTCGATCGGCGACGTAGATGATCCGACTGCCGTCAACGCTCGTTCGAGCAGCCGAGGTAGCGCCCTGCCGCGGCGTGATGCCCGCAGCAAGATCCCCCGGCACGCCTTCGGGCTCAAGGAGTACTTGCGCAGCTGCGGCCCCGGTGTCTCCAAGACGTCCGACAATGACGACGCGACGGCGCCGCTGGGGGACTCCGAAGTTTCGAGCATCCAGAATCCTCCAAGCGATCCCATACCCGAGCTTGGCAAGGTCCCATCGGACAGTCTGGAAGTCTCTTCCTCCATTGACTGAAAACAGGCCAGGGACGTTCTCGCCGATGAACCAGGCGGGACGGAAGTCAGCCAGCAGGCGCACGACGTGCGACCACAGACCTGAGCGTGGATCGTCCATGCCCCCACGAGCGCCCGCCACGGAGTTTCCCTGGCATGGCCAGCCAGCGGTGAGGACGGTTCGTCCGGGTACAGCTCCAGCTGCTCGGCAGTCATCGGCGGTGAGCTCCGTTACGTCGTTGTGGATCACGGCTTCCGGGTAGTGGCGCTGGAGGATGGTGCGGGCGTGCTTGTCGTACTCGCACAGCAGCGCGGTGTGTACGCCGGCTCGCTCGAGTCCGAGGCTTATCCCGCCGATTCCGGAGAACAGGGACACCTCTTGCAGTTCGGTCATCGGTCATCCCCCCCACGGATCCCGCTGCCACAGTCCGCTTGTCGGCTGCGTCCAGGTCTGCTTGCACCGCGAACAGCGCCACTTCCCGACGCCGGGTCTGCTGGGTGGCGCGCAAAGGTGCCATGACTTCTCACACGCGTTCTGCGAGGGGCAGGGGCGTACCCGCCGGCAGGCCCTCGCGTAGCAGGGCATCTCACGACGCCGCCTTGGGGATGGCTTGCGTCAGTTGCAGCTGATACGCGGCCTCGTACTCATCGCGCGCTGCGAGGACCGCCGCACTCGTAGCGGCTTGACCGCGCAGTTCGTATGGGCCGTACAGCTCCATAGGCGGGTTGCGGTCGTAGCGGTAGGCGATCACTACCCACTGACCTAGCGCGCTCACGTCACCACTCCCGCCAGCAGACGCTCAGCAGAAGCGACCGTGCGCCCGACGTCGATGCGTGAGTGCAGCGACTTCACCTTCTGCAGTTGCACCCTTGCCAGCGCTGCTGCCTCACCTCGCTCGATCAGTTCGGTCTGGGTTGCGAGTACAGCCTGGTATTCGCGTGCCTGCACCGGACCTTCGGCGGACAGGAACGCCTTCGCCTTCGCTATTCGGTAGAGGGCCTCGGCGTTCTCGGCTGCGAGTTCCAGGGTCTTCAGGTCTTCGATGGCCTTGTCGAGGTCTCGAGAGATCGTCTGGAGGTGGTCAAGGATGGTGCTCACTCGGGCTTCCACTCCTTCAGCCATGCTTCGAAGTCCTGATCGAAGTTCTGGCAGATCAGCCGAGCGCACTCGTGGAAAGCCCAGCGGCCTTGGCTGAAGCGGTGGTACTCGTGGTAGTTGTGGCGATCATCTAGGCCAAGGCGCTTGTAGCGCTCAGCGGCCATCTCCTGCTGAGCCATGTCACGGCCAATGCGGGCGAGGGTCTCAGCGAGCGGATCTCTCGTCATCAGTCGCGCCTCTCGTCGTCGTCCATGTCGTACGGGTTGGTTCGCCGTTCCAGGTCGAGTTGGTCGACCGGGCTGTCCATCCCGTCACACTCGTCAGGGAACTCATCCCAAGTACGACCGTCGAGCTCGCGACCGTTGTCGTGCTTGGGACGAAGAACGCCGTCAGAGCCGTACGCGCCCCACTGCTTGAAGTGGAAGGCGATCCTGCCCGTGTTGGTCACCTGATCCCGCAGGACGCGTGCCCAGTCAGGCTTCATCGGCCTAGCGCCGCGACCTGACTCGCCCCCGACGATCACCCAATCAAGCCCCTCAAGCCAACTGCCGCCGATGAAGGACGAGACGTTCAGATCCACACCTCCGAGCAGCGGCTCACAGGACAGGAACCGCACAGCGGCGGGGGTGTCGAGCAGCGCAGGGATGCGGATGTTCGCCCATTGCTGGTTCTCGACCGAGACACCAATCCAGACGTTCGGCAGCGGCCAAGATGGTCGGGTGTCGTCGTCCGGGATCATCTCGCCGAACAGCCATTCGCGAAGGACGGCCTTGCGGAACCTCTCGCTGTTAAGCAGGGACCGCATCCGCCCGTGCCGCTTCGTCAGCAACTGGAAGGTGTGTTGCTTGGCAGCGGACATGACCGCGAACACCTGAGAGATGTACTCCTCTGGAATGTCGTCGTGGAACAGGTCCGACATGCTGTTCACGAAGATGCGGCGCGGCTTCTTCCACCTGAGCGGCTGGTCGAGCTTGTCCGGTCGTAGCTGTACGTCGAACCCGTTCTCGAAGTAGTGGCCAGGCGTACCGCGAAACCGCTCTGACAGGGTGAGCGCGTAGCAGTGGTCGCATCCCGGTGAGACCTGCGTGCATCCCGTCGTCGGATTCCAGGTGGCATCTGTCCACTCGATGGCAGTCTTGTCGCTCACAGGTCCTCCACGATGGTCTCTACATGGCGGATGAGCGGCGGCTCCCGGTAGCTGTCCAAAGACCAGGCCGGTTCGGCTTCCACCTCGTGCCGCCATGCACCGACATGAGCCCGGTACACCATCCCTCGCAGCGCCTGTGTGGCTATACGGGCAGGGTCAGTGGTGTTCCCGGTGGCGATCTCTCCCAGCACCCGCAGAGCCTCAGCGACGAGCTCAGGGTGTAGTGCGCGGTCTTCGTAGTTGCGTTCACGGATCTCGTCGCGGATGTCCCGCCACTCTTCCGGTGTCAAAAGCGGCTGTCGGGGTGGGGTGGCGAACGGGTCCACCAGATCGGCGCTCACTCGGACACCGCAGTTGCGTTAGCTAGCGGATAGTCGGTCAGCCACTTGGCGAACCTGTCCAGTCGATCAGCCGCGGCATCCCCGAACACCTCGCCCTGCGACCACATCGCGAACGTCTCCTCGACAGCATCACGGTCGAGCTCGCCGCGCGTTTCCTGCCAGGCCGACGCGACGGCGATGCGAGCAACGATGACCGGATCGGGTTCGTCCTGGTTCTGCTCGCGGTCGATCTCGTCGTTACCCAACGACACCTGCTGCTCGACGCCGTCCTGTACGTCCTCGTGCTCGGCTGGCTCTTCGGGTTTCGCCGGCCAGATGTACGTGCCGCCGACGAGCGCCGTCATCTGGCCCTTGTTGTACAGCGACAGGCCGAACTGGTCACCGAGGTTGATCGCTGCACGCTTCTTCGCCAGCGACAGCGCCGACTTGTAGGCCAGGTCGTGAGCGTCCCCGCGCGCCTGGTTCTGTGCCGTGGCGGTCGAACCGTCGACGTAGTGGCAGACCTCATTGCCACTCTCGTCGCGGATCGTCAGCCGCAGCAGGGCGCGGTAGCATACGTCCCATCGGTTGGTGCCGACCCCTGTATTCGGGTGTGCGCGCTCCTGCTCGAAGACGCACTCGACGTCAAGGATGTCGGTGTCGAACGAGCCGAAGCCGAACACCCGGATCAGGTGAGCAGTAATGTCCTGCTGGCTCACATGACTGTGGCCTTTGCCGTCCTGAAGGACACGCTGCGGCTTGATCGGCGCAAGCAGTTGTGTCGTCTGCTGGTAGTTGAACGAACTCATGTGTTAGTTCCTTGCCGTCGTTGCCAAGCTCGGTAGTTCGTTGTCGCCCCACCGGTACCGACCGGGTCGCCGTGCGGGTCATCGATCGAGACGGCGATCCAGATGCCGTTCGTTTTCCTGCGCCACACGATGTTCACGGGCCGCTGCCGTAGCGCCTCGTCCATCTGCTTGCAGTGGACGTTGTCCGTCTTGATCTGCTGCGGGCCCTTCTTCATGCCGCACCTTCGATCTGCTCGGCCAGCCACTGCGGCTCGTACTTCTTGCGCGCGGACGGACTCAACCCGCCGTACACACCCCAGCGGCTCTTGCGGTCCACGCCCGCTTCCATGCGCATCGCGTAGTCCAAACACTGAAGCCGCACCGTGCAGGCGGTGAGACACACGGACTTGGTTGCGTTCCAGTCGTCGCCTTTGTCAGGAAAGAAAGGCGCGGTGCCGATCGACAGACAGGCGGCGCTGGAGACCCACGGCTCTTCGCGGTACTGGTTCATGCGACCTCCGTGAATCGAAACGTGAGATAGCAGGCGACACCCGGCGTCTTGATCCGCCGCTGCGACGCGTACGTCTTCACCGACCGCAGATGTACATCGGAGTCCGATGGCAGCAGGCGATACGACACGCGCTTGTTCTTGGCGGTGTCGTCGCCGATGATCCCGTCGAGACACGCCTTGATCGTCGGCTCCAGGTTCAGGCAGTCGCGCTGCCTGTTGTCTGGCCAGATCACCTCGACCTCGCAGGTCGCTGCCTGCATGTGTTCGGGTCGCTCGTGCCGCGCCATGGTGTAGGCCATCTCCCGGATGGCTTTGGTGTTCCTGGCCTTCGCCATGTAGTGGATGCGCTGGTTGCTTGTCAGCAGCAAGTCTCGCGAGATCGCGAGGTAGATCGTGGCGGTCATGAGGCACACCCGCAGTTGTCGGTGCCATCACAGCTGGCCGGGTGGCGGCGCTTCGCTATCCAGGCAGCGATCCCAGCCGGCGTGGTCTCGTCCTTTACGGGCGGGTCCCACGGTTCGGGGTGGAAGAAGTCACGCAGGGCGGCTTTGAGGTTGGGCCAGCGCACAGGCGAGCAGGTCCCCAGAACCTGCTGCCCAATTTGGTTGCCTTCGGCTACCACTCCCAGGCTGCGCTGCTGTCCATCTTCCTCACCGCCTTCCCCATCCACGAGGACTGTGGTGTCCTCGAAACCCTTGACCCCGTTCACGCGCCGACTCCGATACGCAAGACCTCGACGCCAGTGAGGTAGCTCCAGTCCGAGTGGTAGACAACGCCGAGATCTCCAGCGGGCTCGGATCTCCAGCTGTCACCGATGCTGTTCCATCGCTGCCAGCGCAACCTGGTGGTGTCTTCCGAGCCATAGCCGACACGGCGTGCCGCGACGACACTGCCCCACTCGGTCGGCTCCTCGATGGCAGGCTTCACCTGCTCCTCGATGGCAGCAGCGATCTCGCCCCACTTGCGCCGGTTACTACCGCATTCGTCCTCGCGGCCTGCGAGATACCTCAGCGCTGAAGCAATCTCGCGGAGGTCGGGGTCGTTCATCTTGATCTCGCCCATCAGTTCATCGCGTCCTGTTCGTACTGGTGGCTGGTGTCGAACCCCAAGGAATCGAGCGTCTTCTCGGTCTGCTCTGCACGCAGCCGCTCGTTGTGGCGCCAGTAGGCGAGCGCGATCGGGACGACCAGCCAGAAGACGAGGAAGAACCAGACGCACAACGTCCACGCGAACTCCAGGACTCTGCCGATGTTCATCACTCACACGCCAATCCGTTGTGGTCACGGTCGAGCTTCGAGTTCCAGCCCGGGTCGCCCTGATGCAGCGGCAGGGACGCGCCTGCATCGCGCGCCTCCTGGCAGGACTGGAACCGTGTGCCGTTGGAACAGCCGGCCAGTGACAGCACCAGGACACCGACGATGAACGCCGCGGCGGCCCACTCCAGGAGCGACCTCATGACGCGGCCTCACGGCGCCACACGGCCACCCGGTCGAGGAACGAGTCGGCGTCATCGACGGTGCCGTTCGGTGGGAACGTGGCCAGCAGCAACAGCCGCTCGGCGAACTCCACCTCGGGCTCTACCGCGTGGCCGGTCGCGATCATCGCGTACCGGTTCATGACGGCGTTGTCGAACAGGTATGACACGGCGGTGCTCATCGGTCTTCCCTCTCGAAGTTTTGTAGTGGCGTCTCATCAGCGGGTACGACGAAGGCCTCGCTGGCGATGAAGCCGGGCGGCAGCGGCTGGTACGACACGAGCCACACCAGCCCGTCCGGCGTCGCGTACCGGTGCTCCAGCTCCCCGTTCACGGCCTCCCACACCGAGGCGTCGGTCGAGCCGTCCAGGAGCGCCGTCCAGAACGCGAAGTCCTCGGGTTGCACCACGACACGGATGCGTCCGGGATGATCCGGGTGGGGTCCGCAGGTGACCGGTCGCCGCTGCTCGGAGGTGAGGAACTTGCACAGCCGCTCGTACCAGCCCAGCAGCGCTTCGGTGTCGTTCAGCACGAGCGTCGTTGCTCCCTTGTGTCCGTGAAGGTCGAGTACGTGCCTGACGTCGGTGTAGATCGCCACCGATGGTGTCTCGCTGTCCCAGTGCACGGCGGTCAGGCCGCTGCCGAACTCGCAGACCGTGGCCACCGGGCCTTCACCGCTGACACCGGACACGTCGCGGTGGCGCATGAGGGTGGAGACTGTTGCGGTCATCGGGCCATCCCCTGGCCGTGCGGACTCTGGTTCGGGCACCAGGATCGCCATAGCCTTCCCGGCTCCAGTTCGCGTTTGTGCTTACGCAGTTGGCCGTCCATGTTCACGCGCACGGTGCGACCACAGACCGGACAATCGGCAGTCATGGCGTCACCTCGTTGGCCACGTAGAAAGCGGGCCTGCCGTGGACTCGTGCCGACACCCACTGCTTCGCAGCCGCAATGCACTCGTCGCGGTTGCAGACATAGCCCGCGGCGTACTCGTGTTCGATGCCACCGAGGGGACGGGAGGTGACCATGCCGGACTTGGGCTTGTGCTCGCAGGCGGTCATCTCGCCAACTCCTCTTCGAGGAAGGCGCGGTACGTCTTCGGAAACTTGCGCTTGAGGCGCGTGAGCGCGCGCTGGCGGGCGGCGGCACGGAACCGGGAACGCTCGGAGTTGCTCTCGGTCTTGTGGGCGCTGTGCGCCGCACGGCACGACTCACAGGGGGGCTCGTCGTGGTACAGGTGGCGGGCATACGCGGCAGGAGTACCGCAAGGCTTCAGTTCGCGGGCCATCACGCACCACCTGTCAGCGGCGGCCGGACTGTCACAGTGATTTCGTTCTCGGTGAGCACGACAGCCTGCGTCCAGCCGTAGGCCGTGTTCGCCAGACCCTCGGTCTCCCGGTGCGCAGGCAACGCCCGGCACCACGCCTTCACGACACCGTTGCCGCCGTCAGTTGCGATCTCGATGCGGCCCGTCTCCCGGACCACGATCTCGCGGAAGTGCAGCTCCGGATGGTTCGTGAACAGCTGGCACAGCTTCGTCACGGTGGCTGTCTCGCCCATCCCGTACGGTGCGGCGGTCATGACTCCACCGCCGCGTACCAGCTGGTGAGGTGAAGGAGACCTTCGGGTCCGGTGGGACTGCTCACACGGCGCCAGTTCGCGGCCGTCCCCACAGGTTCCAGCAACTTCACCTCGAACGACTCGCTGCCGGGTTCGAGGATGATCCACATGCCCGGCCTGATCTCACTGCCGGCGATGGCGATCACTTCTTGCCCTGCTTCTTCGCGCGCTGCTGAGCGACCTCGTCCTTCTTGGCCTTCTGCTCACGCTGCACGTCAGCCAGGAACCGCCCCGCCTTCGTGGCGTGGATCCGGTTGTCCTTCGGAGCCCTGCTGAAGATCCCCATCACGCACCGGCCTTCGGCAGCGCTGCGGCCTCACGGAGACGCTCGCCGACCTGGTCGGTCGTCAGGCTGTTGACGACACCTTCCATGTCGGCACCCGACAGGAACACGTCGTTGTCGTCGGTGCCTTCACGCCAGGCGTACACCTCCCACAACTCGCGGACTGCGGGTGCGCCGGACGAGTCGATGTAGGCGGCGCGGACCGCGGACACGGTGACGCCGTTGGGCAGGTGGAAGGTGTGCTGCACGCCCCCATGTGGCAGAGGCACGGTGGTGTGCCCGTGTTCTACGCCGAAGATGTTCATCGCGACGCTCCGAACAGGAACACGCCGGCGATGAAGAGCGCCTCGATGACGACCACCACGGCGGCCACGCCTGGCGAGATCGGCTTGCGGGACTTCCCCACCTGAGCAACGGTCGTCACTGCGTTCAATACGAACCACGCGACGAGGAACCAGAGAAACCAGTTCACTGCGGTAACCTTCTTTCGTCTGGACCCCTCGGTTGCTGCTTCGCGGTAGAGCCGAGGGGTTCGGTTTTGTTCTGTTCAGGTTTGGAGTGCCGACCGGTCACGCGTCGTCGGGAGCCTCGGGGGGATGAAGGCCGCCTCTACGAGACCGGTCGGCAGATCAGGAGGCTCTCGCCTCTGGTGCCAGGTAGGGGGAGTGGAGAGCGACAAGACGCTCGATCTCTTCTTGGGTCAGCGGCTCGTCGTCAGCTCCGTCGTCCCAGCCGGCTTGAAAGATCTCTTCCGGACTCGTCAGGCGCGCGCTCACGAGTTGCCCTTCAAGATGTCCCGGATGTGCGAGCCCAGAGACTTCTTGGGGTTCGGCTTCTTCGAGAGCTTTGCCTCGCCGGACTGAAGGGCTTTGTCGTGCTTCTCGCCGCGGGTCGGTCGCTTGCCCGGCTTCGCGGCGTTCACGACGCCACCGGGTACGACCAGATGTCCTCAACCTGGACGTCGAGCGCTTTGGCAAGCTTCATGCGCAGCTCGTCGGATGCGCCGTTCTTGCCGTTCTCCAGCATGTAGATGTAGTTCGGGCTGACCTCGGCGCTGCGGGACAGTTCCAGCACGCTGATCTCGCGCTGCGTCCTGACCTCCCGGAGCTTCTGCCCCCAGGTGATGTTCAGTTCGTTGGCCATGACCACCACTCTACTTACTACGTAGTGCTTGTCAAGGCATAAGTAGTGGCGAATTGCACACCTCTGTTGCTAAGCGATCCTTACCAAGGGATGCTTACGACCATGGGCGACGCACTAGACCCCGGCGGTTGGCTCAAGGAGCAGATGGAACGCCGGAAGTTGACACAGCGCGACGTGGCGCAGGCGGTCGGACTCCGCGAGCAAGCCGTCTACTACTGGCTGAGCAACAGGACTGCACCGAAGGATGAGGCCGCGGCAAAGCTCGCGGCGCTGCTCGACGTACCCCAGGTGGAGGTACGGAGACGGTTCGGCCTCTGGGTGCCGGAAGACGGCGACCCTGAGCCGGCGCGCAGTACGGCCGAGCTCGAAGAGATCATGCGCGACCTGACCGCGGTACTTGAGCGATTCAGGTTGTGGCGGAGCGGGGACTAGACCCCACCACTACCCTCACTTCCGTTCATCGATGAGCTTCTGCAGCTCCTCGATCAGCGCCTCGAGCCCCTGCTCGATTTGATCCATCTGCTCTTCACTCCCCAGTGGTGACTGCATCTGTGTAACTCCTCCGGTGCCCGCTCGTTGAGGTGAGCAGGCACCGGCCGCTGATCGGTATCCCCCGTGCGGTGGCCGGTGCCGCCATTGGATCGCTCAAGGCCGGGCGGCGATACATCTCAGCCTGTTGCATTTCGGTCACAGCCGGATTAGGGACCTTAGTCCCGTGGCCAGCAGGACCTTAGACCCGCCGCTCCACCTTGACTCGGGTCTGGTCGAACCCCGGTCCGCGCTTCAGCACCGGCAGCACCGTGACCTTGAACAACGTGCGCACGGTCTCGGCGCGCACGTCGATAGGCTCGGCATCCCACTGCTCACGGGTGATGCCCGCCATCCGCGCCAGGAGCCGGCGGGATGAAGTCTCCTGCAACTGCCCGCGCAGCTGCTCGATCTTGCGATCAAAGCTCACCAGCGACCGCACCAGCCACGCCGGATCGACGTCGGGGTGATCGGCCAGCTCATCCAGTTGCCCCTTCGCTACAGCCTTGCGCCGCTCGAGGCTGGCGATCTCGGCGCCCATACCTGGTTGTTCGGACTCGGCGTACACGGCTTCGATGAAGGCAGGCTCGTTCAGCCGCCGCAGGACGCGACCGATCACGTACTCGTCCAGGTGGCGGATGTTGCGGGACACCCGGTTGGGGCAGTCCGGGTTCGAGCAGTAGTACTGCCGGGACTTCGCCGAGCGGCCCGTGATCGGCTTCGTCCAGAGCGGTCCATCGCACGAGCCGCATCGTGCATCACCCGACAGTAGGTGGATGCGCTCGCGACCGTGGGACGGGTAGAGCTCGGTCTTCCGCTTCAGCAGAGCCTTCACGTCCTCCCAGTCCTCCTGCGAGACGATCGGCTCCCACGTGCCTTCGTAGAGCTCGACGGGGGCATCCTTGTGCGGCTTGTACTCGACCAGTCCGGCGATCCGCGGTGAGACGAGCCACTGGCGAAACCCGGACGGTGTCCACTTGTTCCCGTTGGTGGTGGTGCAGACCGTGTTCAGCCAGGCGATCACCCCGCCCTGCGACTGGCCGGCCAGCAGACGGGTCACGGCCTCGCGGCCGATCTCAGCCTCTTCGGGGACCTGCTGCTCGAGGTCGTACAGCGGCTTTCCGGTGACGCCGAGCTCGCCGGTCGCGATGCCGAAGCCGAACGGGCGGTTGCCTCCACCGGTCGGCCGTCCTTCCTTGGCGCGCGCCTCGTTGGCTCGACGTACCCTGCGTGAGGTGTCCGCGGAAGCCTTGCACGCCTGAGCTACCTCGATGCGCAGGATGAACCGGTCGTCCTCACTGTTCAGGTCCTTGGTGCCTTGCGGTGACGCCATCGGGAAGTGCCTGTCGTCGGCGAGCTTGAGTAGGAGCTCGAGGTCCCAGGGCTGACGGATGAGCCGGTCGCCGTGGTACACAAGGATGCCGTCCAGCTTTCCGGCTTCGATGTCCGTGAGCATCTGCTCCCACTGGGGACGCTTGCGGTTCCGCTTCCACGCCGAGCGGGAGTTGTCGGGGTAGACCTTGGCCACCGACCAGCCCAACTGTTCCGCGAGTTTGCGGCAGTCGGCCTCCTGCCGCTCGACCTTCTCGAGCGAACCGTCCGGTGCGTAGCTCAGGCGGCAGTAGATCCCCGCGTTCTTCGGTGCCATGCCCGGAGTATACGTGACATGTTGACAATCCGCGGTCGGATCCCCAAGATGGCACGTATAAGCTTTCTACAGGGGGAAGGACCCAACATCATGAGTGAGTTCCAGGGCGCGCCGAGTCCGCAGCCCGTGCAGCACCCGTACCAGCCCAAGCCGCCGAAGAAGCACACCGTCCGCAACGTCATCCTCGGCGTGTTCGTCGGCATGTTCCTCGTGGTCGGTGGCTGCACTGCGCTGATCGGTGGCGCCGGCCAGGACGCGAAGGCACCGGTGGACGTCACGTCGAAGGCGGGTACGCCGGTCGCACCGAAGCAGTCCACGCAGCCGTCGCCGAAGGTGACGCACAAGCCCGCACCGACGAAGCAGAAGCTGACCGCGGGTCAGGAGCAGGCGATCGGGGCGGCGCAGGACTACCTGTCGCTCAAGGCGTTCTCCCGCAAGGGCCTGATCGAGCAGCTGTCATCCCAGGCGGGCTCGGGCTTCTCGAAGGCCGACGCCACGTACGCCGTGGATCACATCGACGTGGACTGGAACGAGCAGGCCGTGAAGGCGGCGAACGAGTACCTCGCGATCCAGCACTTCTCCCGGAGTGGTTTGATCGAACAGCTGGAGTCGAGTGCGGGTTCGCAGTTCACCCACTCGCAGGCTGTGTACGGCGTGACGAAGGCGGGGCTGTGATGGACAAGGCGCGCGAGATCTACCGGGACGCGGTAGAACGGTGGCTGGCCGAGCCCAGCGGAACCTACGCTGGTCTGCACGGCATCCTCGTCGGCGTCATCGCGGAGAACCACCCTGAGCTACTCATCCGAGCGGCGGCCTTGGCTGACCAGTTTGTCTCGATTGAGCGGATCGTTGAGGAGCACGAGGCGATGCGCTCGTGAGCGACCTGACCGCCGAGGAGCTCGAGCAGGGCCGGCGTAGCCTGCTGTCCCAGTTGCGGCGTGACCTGAAGCGTGACCTGTCCGAGTACCCGGTAGATGCAGCAACAATGAGAGACCTAGTGACAGTGCTGGAAGGTCTCGCGCCGAAGCCTGCTGACAACGGGTCCGCAGTCCCGTGGTCCGGCGAGCACACCGATACTCACTCGTTCGTCGGTGGCGTCTTAGCCATGTCCACTCCGAACGCGCCATGGCACGACAGCGAAGCCGAGCCTGTGGGGGTGAGTGACGAAGCAGTCGCGAAGGCGTCCGAGGTGGTCGGTGCTGCGGCCCCGGATCTGGCCGCATACCCGGATCGCCTGGCCTACGCCACTCGTGCAGCCCTGGAAGCAGCACTGCCGTTCATGCAGCCTCAGGTAGTCGCATCCCGACCGACCAGGGATCAGATCGCTGCGGTCTGGCGTGACCACGTCTGGATCTCCGATGAGAGCCGCTGCTCGTGCGGCGACGGAGAGATCGAGCTCATGTCTCACCACGTCGCTGACGCTGTACTCGCCCTCATGGGTGGTGCGGAGTAGTGGCCAGGATCATCACGGTCAAGGACCCGAAGACCGGCCACGAGGAGACTCGCGAGTGGCCGGACGGCTTCAAGGCGATGGTTGTCTGCGATGACGGCTACTACCTGGACGGGACCGTCGGTTACAGGAACGGGACCATCATCGCCACCATCAAGAAGATACCTGACGGCGAGTAGCGGTACCCTCGGACATAGCAATGCTCCCCCACCTCGCGGCAGGCGAGATGAGGGAGCGGGATCGAACAGGAGTCGACCCATGACGAACGATAGCAAGACCGAGGCTGGTGCCTGATGGCGATCAGCGCGAGACTGACCATCACCGACAGCCCGCCGTACGCAGGCGAAGAGCGGGTGATGACCCTCATGCGGAGCGAAGAGGACTCGTCGCTGGCCGTCCTTTCTGTCGGTGGCTACGACTTCCGTCTGACGCGAGACGAGCTTCGCGAGCTGGGCAGCTTCGCACTCACGCTCTGCACTCAGCTTCCCGTAGGTCGGGCGTGACCCCCGTGGATGACCTGGCACCCGAGACCCCGCTCAAGCTGAAGGCAACGACTGCCGTAGGGGCGCTCAATGCGCTCTCCGGGCAGGACGACCCTGAGAGCGACCACAGCAAGGCTGACACGATCCTGCTGGCCACCGTGCCGAACTCGGTGCGTGAGGCGTACATCGAACTCGTCAAGCGTTCGAAGTGGTGGGCCAGCGCATGACCGAGACACCCGCGTACCCCGGTTACGCCACCCCAACCTTCACGGTATTCGGTGGCCGCTGGTTCGTCGGTGCCAGTCCGTGGAGGCCGAATGTCGGCTGGGTCAGCTACCACGCATCGGGTTACACCGCCGACGATGAGCGAGGGGCGTACGTCGGGTTGTTCCCTGACAAGCAGGCTGCCGGCGAAGCGCTCGTGAAGCACGCAGGATACGAGGTGTTGTGATGGACGAACAGAAGCTGCTGGAAGCGCCTGAGCCGCCGATAGCCGTACGTGAGGTGCTGTTCTCCGTGAATGACGCGGGCCAGCGCATCTTCCGAATCGTGACGTTCTCTCAGTGGGAAGTGGTGCCAGAACAATGACCGAGACCGCTGATTGCCGTTGCGGGACGATCCTGTCCCCGCAGTTCGAGTACGTCCCCGGTCCGCATCACGAGGTGGGCTGTGACCTGCGGCGTGAACCTGCCGACGAAGGAGAGGCGGAGGAATGACCGAGCATCCGTTGAAATGGCTCAGCCAGCTCGACGACACGATCGCGCCTGCCGACTTCCTGATCGAGCTGCGACGTATCGCCGACTCGCTGGAGGCGTTCACCGGGAGGAAGGCGTGTGACGGCGTGAAGAACGCCAAGCCGTGCGTCCTGGATCCGAACCACGTCGGCCACCACGCCTCCGGTGACGGCAGGCTGCATTGGCTGGACGAAGACTAGGTTTCGCTTTCCTTTGGTCCCCTGATGCTGCTTCGGCTAGTCACCGTCGCAGCCCAGTGGGGTGTTGACCCGGGCTCGGTACCGGGGAACTCGCCGCCAGGGAACGCGAAAAGCGCCTCCAACCCCCCTGGCAAGTGGGGGTTGGAGGCGCGTCTCTTGTGTTCAGTGGACGTTCAGCGTGATCCGGATGCCTACCAGGTACAGCACCAGGAGAAGCGCCGCGATACCGATGAGGACCCACACCCAGCGAGGCATGTCACAGGTCTCCCGGCTCGACTGGCTTCGGCTTGTTCTCCGTCTTGTACACCACGGCCGCCAGCGCGCCACCAGTAGCAGCAGCGGTGATCACAGCGATCAGGCCGCCGTGCACCCACTCAGTACCTGAGATGCCGTCACTGTCGACAGTCAGCCAGTACGCCGCAGCAGGAGCGACCAGACCAGCCAGAGCGCCGACGACCCCGGCATACTTCGCCTTCGTCGCCTGCAGCAGATCACCGGTGGCCATGATCAGACTTTCGGGGTGAGGGCCGCGGCGAGCGCGTTGAGCGCGTCGGTCTGGGCCTTCATGGCGTCGAGCACGGCCTTGCGGTAGTCGACCTCCTGCTGGTGGTAGACACCGCCCGTACCGCCGGGGCTGTAGAAGTCACGCAGGTAGTCCCGCATGCCGTCGCTTACGTCTTGAGCAGACAAGGTGTCCTCCGTGGGTGGTGGTGTGGGTTTGACGGGCGGCTTGGCCGGCGTGGATGCCTTGCCGGCGGCGAGCATCGCGGAGAAGCTCACTCCACCCGGGTCTCCGTGGTCGTTGCCGGGGATCTGGGCGTGGCAGAAGTGCCCACCCTTGGTCGTCCACGTCGTCCGGCTCCGCGAGCTCTCAGGGACGTTGTGGGGCGGGGACTCGATGAACACCGGGAACGCGCCCGCCGGCTGCACGTCGGGGATGCCCCACGACCTGATCGCCGCCATGAGTGCACGCCAGTTCGGGCCGGGCTTCCAGTAGGCCGTGAACGGCTTGGCCGAGTAGGCGATCACCTCGACCTGGATGCACACCTTCCCGACCCGGTTCGTACGGGTGGTGCCGTCGTTCTTCAACGCCCTGCCGGACACGTTGAGCGGCATGAACTGGCCGAGCCTGTCCGTGACCGGGTCGTACAGCACCTGCGGTTCCGCGCCCTTGTTGGTGAGGACCCGGATCATCGAGGTCCACACGGCGCTCGTGCCGGGCTGCGCCTCGGTGGCGTGCCACACGACCCGCGGCGGAGCGGTGGATGTGATGGTGCCGCCCGGCGATGAAGGGGTGATCCGTTCGGCGCCGGGGATCCAGAGTGTTCCAGCCATGACAGCTCCCCGTCTTCACTCGGTTTAATTCAGGTCTTGAACTAAAGGTCCAGGGGCGGCGGGTCAGGAAATTCCTCATCAGGTAGCGCGCTTCGTAAACGCCTAACGATGATCCAGTCCCACCGCATGTGCTCCCGGTTGCGGAGCCGTATCGCCTCACGTTCCCGTGCGGCCTCGGCCCGTTCCCGTTCCTGCTTCTCACGGTCTTCCTCACGGTCGGCCTCGACCGCTTCCAGGCGCGCAGCGAGACGATTGAGCTCGGCTGTCTGCCTGTCACTGAAGCCGCTGTACAGCTGGCCAGCGTTGGACTCCTTCGCGCTCTGACGGGTCCACCGCCCTCCGAATAGGCCAACCACCAGCGCACCAGCTCCGACCGCCACTTGTCCCCAGTCCACTAGGCCTCCCGCTGGACAGGCGCCCGGTCGAGACCGCGCGCGCATGCCGTGATGAATACGACGAAGATCGCGATCGACGTGGAGCCCCTCCATCCATCCGGGTAGGCGAACAGGTCCCAGCCGATCAGGCTCGCGACCCAGCCGAACGCGTACGACACGAACCGCACCAGGACAGGCACCAGCAGCCATCCCCATGCGTCGGCGTCGAGCTTGCGGTACAGCGACGCACCGATCGCCAACAGGCCCGGGAGTCCCCACAGTGCGACCCGGATCCACACCGGGAACTGTTCGTCCAGCAGCTGACTGCGCTTCAACGGTGCGATAGCTATCCCCAGCGCGGTGAGGGTCCAGAGGACCCCCAGCATCGCGAGAGCGACACCGCGGTTACCGGCATGCTTCAGGAGGCGCTTCGGCATGGATTCTCATCCCCAGAGGTTCAGATCTCGTCTGATGGTTCGCCGGCGGGGGCTTGGCCGGGTGGATCAGGTAACCGCCGCACAGCGAACACCGTGATCAGGGCACGGAACGCGCCGTCGATCGCGGCCTGGTTCTCCTCGAGCTTCTCGACCCTCGCGATCAGCTCGTTCAGCATCTGCTCGGTACCGTCAGGCATCAGACGTGGAAGAGATTCGCCACCGAGACACCAGTGGCGAAGTTGGCTTCGAACTGTGCGGACACCGAGTGGTAGCCCATGCCGAACGCGCCGGCGGAGGGGTTCCAGGCACGGTACGGCTTGATCACCTGGGTCCGTAGCCAGTTCGCGTAGACGGCGTAGTGGCTGCCGGTGTTGAACCAGCCGATCGAGCCGTTCGGCTTCTCCGGCGTCCCACCGGCTGCGGCGCGCAGATCCGCGGCGTACAGGTTGTTGACCACGAGCCAGTACAGGCGGCTGATCATGAAGATCGGCGTCCCCAGCATGGCCGGGTTCTCCTGCTTGATCTCCCGCAGAGCGATCCCGCAGGCCGCATGGTCCTTGTGGTGATCGGCCGGCGACATGGTGATGTGGAAGCTGTTCGGGTTGTCGCGGACGAACGGGAAGATGACCGCCTTCGCGGCGTCGATACCTTCCCGGGTCACCGGTGCCGTGGAGGATCCCGAGGTGGTGTTGCCGAACCCGTCGAGCAGCCCGCCGACGTGATGGATCACGTTGCCGCGCGGGATCGGCACGCCGTTGCTGTCGGTGATCTGCGGGACCATCGCAGCGGACCCGAGCGCCGAGCCGGCCTCGAGCAGACGGGCTGCTGCGATCGACTCGACCGTATGCGGTTCGTATCCTTCGCGGACCGGGTCATGCAGGTACGGGTGGTCGCCGCCCGCGTTGCAGACGGTGAGACCGTTGAGCTGGTTGGCGATACCGAGCGCGCCGCCGGACGTGATCGACACCACGTTGGTCTCGAAGCCGTTGGCTGGGTAGTGCAAGCCGGCCAGGCCCATGCTCAGCTCGAAGTCGTCCGGATGAGGAACATGGAAATAGACGCGTCCCACTCTTCAGCCCTGCGCGTACTCGTACGCGTTGATCACGGCAACATCCGCTAGCACTTCGGCTGTCGGCTGATGCGAAGAGAATGCTTCTACATTCGACAACTGGCGATCTTTGGCCGCGTCGTACTCTTCTTTCGTGGGAACGCTCATGTCGGGCTGACTACCTGGATGCTGAGCTTGGTCTTCGTCGCGTCGCTGACGACTAGATCCGATGAGCTGTCGACCAAGTCCACGAGCATCTGCATGAGCGTGTCCATGTCGGACTCACTGGACGCGCCCGCTGCGCTCACCACCGTCACCACGGCATGAGGTGGGTCGGACGGCGGCGATGCGAAGTGGATCTCGATCTCGTAATCCGGGTCGCCCAATCCGAGCGTAGGTGTTCCGAATGACATTTCTTCTCCTTGGAGTTATGCGGCTTCGTAGGTTCCTGCGATGTTGATCTTGTCGCCTGCCCCGCGTGCATTGGTGCCGACAACGGGGATTACTGCAGACATGTAGGAATCGTTGGATGTCATGACGACCCGGAACGATGTCGATGACTGGCCAACGCCCATGCCTGCGAATGGCTTCGTGTCGCTAACCCCGGCGTCCCAGTAGAACGCGTTGATGCCTGGGTTTCCGTTGGTGCTGTTGTCCAGCGGAGCGACCGGGTAGCTGAAGGTATAGACGCCCGACCCCCAGGTCGTAGTTGACCCGCCGACGATGACGATCCGGAAGATGACCAGCTTCCCGGCCTGGATGTAGGCGCCGCTCTTCGTCCCGTTGCCCAGCGTCGGGTTCGTCGTAGCCGCAGCCCAAGTCGGCGTGTACGACGTCCACGCAGCGCCGATCGCGTTGAAGTTGTCCCGGATATGCGTGTTGTACACCGACGCCGCAGGATCCTCCCCTGCTGCCCATGTGCGGGGCGTGTTCCAAGCCATCGGTTCTCCTTTAGAGCGGAATGACGGCGCGGCGCTTCAGCCGCACGATCTCGCCGGATGAATGGGTCTTCACTACGGAGTTCTGAGAACGGGTCACCGTGAATGTCTGCGCGCTACCGGGCGTGGTTCCGGAGATCGCCGTGCAGAGCATCTCCTCGCCGGCGACCATGATCGAGAAGTCGTCCCCCGCGGTGTCCCACAAGGTCACCCCGTCGGCGGACAGCACCGACATCGTGGTCTGCGTCGTCGTCATAGACGCGTTCACCAGCGCCGTTTCACCAGGAGAGATCCGCGAGCCCGTGGACTCGACCACGAACGTCTCGAACGGTTCGGCCGGCATGCAGTTGAACGTGATCTGGTGGACGAACGGGTCGATCACTTCGGTGTAGCCGACGATGATCAGGTTCGCGTCGTCGTAGACGAACGCCCTCGACAGGCCCGTGATCCTGAACAGATCCCCGATATCCGCATCCTTCACCGAGTTCCGGAGCGTCGAGGTCACGCCGGTTGCCTGCAAGTTGGCTGTGACCGAAGGCCAGCGCGCCTTGTCGAGTGTCCCGATGTTCGCGACCCATCCAGCTACTGCCAGCAGTTGATCATCGGCCTGGATGTTGACCGTGATCTCTGTCTCGTAGCGGCCCACACCATCAGGCGGATCCAGAGTGGACAGCGGTCCGGTGTCGACGGTGTAGCGGTCGGATCCGCCGCCCCGCCTGGTCGCCGTGACGTCATTGCGCAGAACCTGGTCGTCGTCCACCGGCAGCAGCGGCGATGCAGCCTGGCGCTGGTCGTAGGCGAGCGTGAACGACGAGATCTGGTTGTACATCGACGAACTGGACACATAAAGCAGTCCCTGCGCATCACGCCGTTCGGCGAGAATGCCCATGTCGGTGGACTCGACATCACGGATCTGCTCCAGGCGCGACTCGTCGAACTGCGGCCCCATCACCTGTGAGTCCGCCGCCGTGCCCTGGATCGAAACCGGGACATCCGCGTCGGAGCAGACCCGGGCGAGCCGGGTGAGCGCGAACTCCCCGCCATGAGCGAACGCAGCGTCGTGGTAGTCGTTGACGTCCGGGAGGTTCGCCTCGGTGTTGTCCGCCCACACGGTCAGGTGAGCCAGGTTCATCACGGTCTGACCCACGAACCGCGAGTAGTGGAACCGGAAGATCGGGACGACGGACAGCGTCTGCGTGATTCCGTTGGTACCGGAATCCACGGAGACGCCATCGATGTAGACGACGTACTGGATCGCCAGACCCGGCTGGTTCCTCAGCAAGACCCTACATGTATGGAGTTCAGTGTCCTGCAGTGCGTCGATCGCGCCGGTGGCAGAGTTGGTGATGGTGCCTACGAAGTCGTCGTAGTACGACGACTGGATCGTTCCGGCGTCGCCAGATGTATTGAGCCTGACATTGAAGTACGAGTCGTAAGACGGCCACAACTGTACGTCGAGGACACCGAACGCCGGGGACTGGAACACGAAGTCGAACGCCACGAACGCAGCGGCAGCGGCAGCGGTGCCCTGCATGTACGGGATGTCGCCGGTGGCATTCAGCTCCATGCCGGTGTCGAGCCAGGCCGCGCCCAGGTCGACACCGTACTTGAAGATCGCGCCGCTCGAGCCGAAGAACGAACCTGTTTTGCCTGGCGCGAGGTTCTGGCTGTAGATCGTGTCCTCGCCACCCATCAGCGGGTAGTACGCAGCTAGGGTGGACTGCGGCAGGATCCAGTCCCGCAGCGCGTTCGAGATCGGCGGCTGCCCCTGGCTGAGCCGGCGCAGGATGCCGTAGGCATCAACCTGGATCCAGTTGTCCGAGTGGTTGTCGTTCCAGGTCGGACCCAAGTCCGGGATGTATCCGTAGAATCTGCTGCGCGCGCCGCTATCGATAGTGCACCGGACGGGAGTGTTGCGCCCTACCAGCCCGTACAGCGTCGACATCGGGTTGCGTGGCGAGTACTTGCCGGTGCGGTTGTTGAGCTTGAACGACAACCGTTGCGGCCCGGCCTGAGACTGGAAGTCGCTCCTGCCGCGCGCGATGGTGACCTTGTCGTCCAGACGCACGTCACTGGTGATGTTGAGCCATGACCCTGGTGACTGCTCGATCTCGATGGTGATCTGGTTCGTCATCGAGAAGCACCGAAAGCCTGCTGTACGTCGCCGCCGGCTACGACCTTGACGTACTTGCGGATCATCTGCGCAAGGAACTCGTCCATCGCGGATCCGCCGGAGTTGACAACCAACTCGAACTGTTGCGACTTGGCGCCTGTCATCTTGGGCATGCGGTTCACCGGCGGCAGCGCCGGACGGCCCGCGCGGCCGACGTGGTTCAGGTGCGCGATGTGAGCAAGGTGCTGTTCGTGGAGACGGTGGAGCTTGCCCGTGATCCGATCCATCAGGCCCGAAGAACTGGCGAGCCGCTTCTTGTTCTCCGCGGCAGGGATGACCGCCTCGCCCTTGTGCAGGTATGCGAGTTGATCGTCCGGGACCCAGGGGGTGCCCTTCTCGTACCAGTGCGGCGACCGCGACGACCAGGCAGCGTATGCCTGAGCAGGGGAGCCGTAGCTCTGCTGGATGTACTTCAGGCCGGCGATCGTCTGCTGAGTCGGGTCACTGGTCTTGTGCGCACCGACCGAACCCCAGGTGGAGTCGAGGAACTGGAACAGCCCGTACGCCGTTGACGACGGATTCTGTGCGTTCGACCGGAACCCTGACTCGCCCATGATCAGCTTGTAGAGCGCATCCCACTGGTAACCGCTGCCCCAGCCGGCGAAGCTATTCGCAATGCTCTGCACCAGCTTCGCCATACCGGTTGCATTGGGCACCGAGCCGCCCGAGCCGATCGCGCCACCGATACCGCCGAGCGCGGCCCGCAGCATGTCCACGGTCTTGCCGCCGACGCTCTTGACGAACGACCAGGCGGGACCCGCGCCGGACTTCAGGCCGGACAGGAAGCCGTTCATGATTGCCTTACCTGCGGGGATCAGAAGCCGGCCGTCCAGCGACACGGGACCCTTATGGTCCTTGATCCAGGTCGCGATCCCGGACACCCACTTGGTGACGCTGCCCCAGATGTTCACCATGCCGTTCTTGAACCCGGCAATCACGTTCTTGCCGGCCTGCACCAGCCAGCTGCCCGCCTTCCCGAACGGGGCAACCAGGGGTGAGATGGCCTGTCCGTAGATCCATCGGCCAATCCCGGAAGCAACGGCAACGATGCCGTTCTTGAGTCCGGCGATGGCATTCCTACCAGCTTGCACCAGCCAGCTGCCAGCTGCACCGAATGGTACGGCGAGCGGGCTGATCACGGTGCCGTAGACCCAACGCCCAATACCCTTCGCGACGGCGGCGATGCCGTTCTTGAAACCCGCGATCGCGTTCTTGCCGTGTTGCACAAGCCAGGTGCCGGCAGTGCCGAATCTGGCTACCGCCGGCTGGATCACGGTGGAGTACATCCAGCCGCCGATGCCCTTGGCGATGGCAGCGACACCGTTCTTGAACCCCGCGACCATGTTCTTGCCGTGCTGGACGAGCCACGTGCCGGCGGTCGCGAACCCCCCGACGATCGGCGCAATGATGGTCTTACTGATCCACTTGCCGATGCCGGACACTCCGGCGACGATGCCGACCTTGAGTCCGGCGATCAGCTCGCCGCCGATCGCTGCGAACATCGTCGATGGCGAGTGGATGCCGAACAGGTTCCGCACCCAGTTGTGGATCGGCTCCACAAGGTTCTTCTCGAGCCACTTCTCGGCCCCCGACAGCGCGTCCTTGATCCCGGACCACAGGCCACTGATCAGGTTCGCACCGACGTCATGCAGCGAGAATTGAGCCTTGGTCATCGCCGCGTTCAGAGAATCCCAGATGCCGAGCGCCACATCGGCGAGCGTTCCGCTGATGAGGTTCGGGATATCCCAGAGGTTGACCTTGAGTCCTGTCGCCATGAACTGGGCTGTCACTTTTCCGAGCTTGACCCAGTCGACACCGCTGGCGAATCTGCCGATCGCATCCGTGGAGTCATGGCCGACCTTCTGCCAATCGACGGCCACAATAAACGCCTTGATGGCGTCGGTGAGCTTGACGCTGAGATCCTTCGTCTTCTGCAGCGCCGTGATGAAGGCATCGCCGATCGCGCCACCGAGGTTGTCCCAGTCGATCGAATGGACCAGGCTCAGGAACCCGTTGGAGACCTTGCTGCCGAGCTTGGACCAATCGACCTTGTCGATGAGTGCGCCGATTGCGTCGAGCAGCTTGCCGGTACCTTCGCCGATGTTCTGTACCGCGTTCGTGAGACCTTCGCCGATCGCCTTGCCGAGCGGCTTCCAGTCGCCCTTCTCGATGCCGTCCTTCCAGCCGCTGATCAGCCGCCCGGCCCAGGTGGACGCGTCGGTCCACATGTTGTCGGCGATCCCCTTGAAGTCGATCGGACCGATCGCGTCCTTGAGCTTCGACCCCAGGCCCTTGAACATGTCGACCACCTGGCCGCCGATCGGCAGGACCTTGTCCTTGAACACCGACCAGATCGCCGATGCCGCCGGCGCGAGCTTGGTGCTGAAGAACGTAGATGCCGCGTCCACGGCTTTCGGCAGGTTGGTTCCCAGCCAGGTCGCGGCCTTGTCGACGATCGGCAGCAGCGCGGTGCCGATCTGCTCCTTCAGGTTCCCGGAGATCGTGGACAGTTTCGTCAACGGGTCGGTGGCCGCGGTCGCCGCGCCGCCGAACTCCTTGCCGAGCTCCTTCAGGATGACCTTCTGGGCACCCATGACGTCGCCGGACTTGACCAGAGTCTCGATCTGCTTCTTCTGCTGACCGGTGAAGCTGACGCCGACCTTCGACAGTGCAGTGATGCCCTTGATCGGGTCGTTCAGGGCCTTGCCCAGCTGGATGCTCGCGGTCTTCACGCCGTCCTGCGTGACCTGGCCGTCGTTCATCGCAGCGGCCATGTCGGTCACGGCCGTCGTCGCCTGGTCGAAGATCTGATTGCTCTTGCCGACACCGTTCTTGATGTTCGTGAACGTCAGCAGCAGGTTCGAACCTGACTGGATCGCCTCGTCGTCGGCGCCGGTCTTGTTGCTGATCGCGGTCGCGAGATCACCGACCTGCTTGGCCGAGACCTTCGCCGCGCCACCCGTGGACTTGATCACCTGCTCGGTGAGTGCACCTACGCGGCGCGACTCCCGCGCCTCGTTGATGAAGCTCTTGAACAGGGACACGAATGAAACCGCGGCGAGCCCGGCGGCGATGACGCCACCGGACCGGGACACGATCCCGCCCACCGCGCCGTTCAGGCCGAGCCCGAACCGGCCGGCGAACAACTTGCCCTGCTTCGCGCCGTCGGCAGTCTCCTTCAAGCCATTGCTGAACTTGGAGCCTGCGGTCTTGCCGGCCTGCTCGAACTGCGATGCCGACCCCTTGGCTTTCTGGGCGACCTTGTCGAACGCAGACGCCTGTGCGTCGGCCAGCTGCTTCGCCGCGCCCTTCGCAGACTCCTGCGCGCCGGCGGCCCTTTTCACCGCAGCAGCGTTCGCATCCGCAGCCTGAGCAGCCTTCCGCTGCGCCGTCGCAAGAGCCTCCTCAGCCGCAGTGATCTGCGACGTCTTGGCTTTCGTGTTGCGGCGGATCTCCTCGAGCTTCGCTGTCGCTACCCGCACCTTGCCGATCGCGTCAGCTTCGGCCGCCTGGGTCTGCCTGAGCCTCGCGCTCGACCTGGACGCTTCGTCGTTCGCCTTCGCGACACGCTCCATCGCGCTCTTGGTGGCATCGACGTTCTTCGCGATCTTCTCGAACGCCGCAGAGGCACCCTTGTCCTTCGCGAAGATGTCGAAACCGATACCCGGCACGAGGTCACCCGCTTTCGTCGTTCATGTCGATCAGGGCCGTCTCGTAGGTGTAGAGCGTTGCCCAGTCGAGATCGGCGAGGTCGTTGAAGGGGATGCGGGTGGCGAGGCTCAGTCGGACGAGCCAGTAGTGGTAGCTGTTTCCGGGGTAGGGTCCGAGGCGTTCTCGTCCTCGACCGCGGCGGTGACTTCCTCGACGTCGGCGACCTTGTCGAGGAACTCCTCGTAGTCGCCGGTCTCCTTCTTGCCGTAGAACAGAGACGCCCACGCCAGGTAGTAGTGCGACTGGATGCGCTGGTTGCCGGCCTGGTCGGTTCCCTTGAAATGGCGCTCGGTCTCGACCTGCGCCCGCGGGGTGATGGCGACGACCGACTCGCGCGAGTCGGTGTAGACAACCTTCATTTTCAGTACAGCCATGATCGTGCCTTTCCTGACCTTCCTGACCTTTTGGGCATGGCAGCGGGGCCGCCCAGGTCAGGTGGAACGGCCCCGCTGGTTCAGAGTTTCCCCGCCAGTTCGCGGGCGATGTTGTCGAGGACCTTCACGAGTTCCTCGCGGACAGCGTCGGACTCGTCGAGCAGCGGTTCGTCCCAGAAGCCCTTCTTGACGTCCTGGTCGTACCACCACTGACGGTCCCCGTAGAGCGGGTGCCGCAGCCGTCCCTTGTTCAGCCCGACGAGATCCCGCTGCTTACCTTTGGGGGTCTTCGCCGAGGCCGTGAGACGTATCCCTGGATTCGAGCCGGCCAGACGCACCGCGCGTTCGACCAGGGACGTTGCTACGGCTTCGGCGTACCGATTCGGGAGGTAGCCCTTCAGGGACGCCTTGACCGCTTTCACCAGTGGATCCACGGCTCGGGTGATCCCCTGGAAGAGTTCCTTCTCCAGCTCTACGGTGCCGTAGCGGCGCAGAGCGTCCGAGAGTGCGCCGAGCTTCTCGGATCCTTCGATCCGCAGATCGGCGCTCACTCGTCAGCCCTGCTTGTTGATCGCCGAGGCCGCGTTCCAGGACGCCGACACCTCGACCGCTCCGCCGACCGCTCCGTTGACGGAGAAGTCCGGCAGGATCGTCCCGAACCAGTACTGCGTGTTGGTGAGCCGCGACGGGTACAGGTAGAACTTGCGGGCGATACCGTCGATGGCCGCCGTGTAGGTCTGGACCGTGGCGTCGTCGTAGAAGCCGGAGAACTCACCCGACGAGTCCGGGAGTCCGGCGACGTACACCTTGTTGGCGTCACCGAAGGCGGTAACGTCGGCCTTGTCGGTCTGGGCGCTGATCGACCAGCTGTTGAGGAACGCGATCGGCTCGGGCGTACCTCCACTCAGCAGGTTCATGTAGACGGCGCCGTTACGGCCGTGGATCCTGCTCATCTTGGACCACTCCAATCGTGAATGATTTACCTACGACTCAAGCAGGCCAAGAAGCTGCTTGGCGTGTGCAGTGAACGTGCGGTCGGCGACCGCAGTCCTGGCTTGCCGCGCGGCTTCCTCACGGAAACCTTCGTGGCTCAGCCACCAGCGGAGTTGTTCGCTGGCGTCTTCGGGTGTCGCGAATGTCGGCAGCATCGGCAGCACCTCGTCGCCCTCACCGCGGGGATCCCGCAGGAAGAACAACCCGGTGGCTGCCATCTCGACCTCGCGGGGACCCATCGCCCATCCCTTGTCGCTGCCGCCGTCTTCGATCTCTCTGCGGTACAGGTTCAGCCCTGCCTTGGCGGACTGGTAGAGCCGGACACCTTCGGCGTTGTCGCAGCACTGCTCGATCGGGTGCGCCAGGTACTTGCGTAGCGGCGAGTCCTCGTCGAGCCCCTGCCAGTTGCCGCCGAGCGCAACATCGACACCGTCGAAGTCCATGGCTTCGAAGAACTCGATGCGGGACTTGAATCCTGTACCGACGAACGCGAAGTCCGACGCGGCGTCGAGATCGAACGTGCCGGGTCGATGGATCTCTGGCCGGTACGCGTGCGGCATGTAGATCGACGGCGAGACAGCGCGGAACTGTTCCAGGTTCACCGGGTCGTTCAGCAGGTTCAGGTCTGCGTGCGCCGCGATCGAAAGCTCACGTTCGGTCTCGTACGGCTGCTCGGTGTGAATCAGCACCACGCGATGACCGCGGTCGCGCAGCAGGTCGAGCATCTCGGCCTTCACCAGGAACCCGGTCACGACGATGACGAGGTCCGGCCAGAACTGGTAGCACGCCGACAGGAGACCGTTGATCGCGAGGTCGATGGCCTGCTCCGGCTCGAGTGCTTTGCGGAACAGGGAATCGGAGACGTGCAGGTATGTCCGGTCGTAGAACGTGAGCCGGTCGTGCAGGTTGTACGTGGCCACGGTCGCGCCGGCCGCTTGGAGCCCTTCGTGCCAGCCTGTGTAGACGTCGTGCACCGAGAAACCCGGGCCGGGGTGAACCAGGAGGACCCTCACGGCCTCACCCCTGCGTCGTACCAGCCAGCCAGAATCCAACCGATCATGAACAGTTCTGCGGCGATACCCCCGAGAAGGATGAGCAGCAGTTTCTGGAATTTGTTCACGCCAGCCATTCCCTGTGCTCGAGCGTCCACTCGACGGTGCGCTTCAGGGACTCCTCGAGCGGGACCGGCGCTTTCCATCCGAGCTCGCTCATCCGCGTGCCGTCCATCGCGTACCGCAGGTCGTGGCCAGGGCGCTGCGAGTGGAAGTCGACCAGTTCGTACTTGAGGTCCACGCCGGCGTACTTGGCGACCAGTTGCGCCATGGTGAGGTTGTCAACCTCGCGCTCACCGACGATGTTGAACCGATGCGGCCGGGTGGCTCCGTCGCTGTACTGCAGATCCGGGAACGGGTGCGTCAGCAGGAACAGGAGCGCGTCGGCCTGGTTGCGCGCGTGCAGGTAGTGGCGGGAGCCGATGGTTCCGTCCGGTGCTGCGTGGATCGTCATCGACTCACCAGACAGCGCGCGCTTGATCGTCATCGGGATGAACTTCTCGGCGTCTTGCATCTGGCCGATGATGTTCATCGTGTTCGTGATAATCAGCGGCACCTGGTAGGTGCGCCAGTAGGAGACCGCGATCGACTCCTGTGCGGCCTTGCTCGCGGCGTACGGGTTGGACGGGATCACCGGGTCCCACTCGTGCGAGTCGTAGCCGTTGGAAACCGGGCCGTACACCTCGTCGGTGGAGATCTGGATCATCCGCCGCAGCGGCATGTACCGGGCTGCTTCCAGGACGTTCAGCATCAGTGCAACGTTGTTCGTGACGAACGGCACCGGGTGGCTGATGGAGCGGTCGACGTGCGACTCGGACGCGACGTTCAGCAGGTACTCGCAGCGGTCGCCGCCGAGCTTGTCGAACGTCATCGGGTCGATCGGCGCGGACAGATCGCAGTGCACTACCTCGACGCGATCCCACCATTCCGGGTGGCCGTCGAGCGTGGATGTGATGCGCGCAGGCAGGCCCTTGTGCCGGAACGACACGGGGCATGCGACCGCCCAGCCGGTCTCGGTGAGTATGTGCCGCAGCACGTGGCTGCCTACGAAGCCGGAGGCTCCGGAGAGAATCAGGTGGGACATCCTGACCTAGTCCCCAATCTCGATAACGAATTCCACGGATAGGTAGTCGGTGCCGGCGTAGTTGGTGACCCGCTCTCCTTCCGCGCCTGTCACCCGGGCATAGTCGACGACCCCGCCGAGCGTGGGGTCGAAGTCGATGGCGGCCTTGATCGAGTTGTCGCCGGTGGGTGAGAGGTACTCATCGAGTGCTTCGGTTCCCACATCGGTGTTGGCGAAGGATACGAACACCGCAACACCCCAGGCGGTGTCGACGAGACCGTCGAACGACACGTCGAACTGGGTGCTGCGTCGCCGTACGACCCCAGCCGGGACCACGATCGAACCCGGTGGTCTCGCGTATACCTGGAACTCTGGGATCGTCTCCAGCGCTGCGGCGATGCCGTCCCGGATCTGTTCGTTGGTCGCCATCACGCGAATCCGGGGATGGAGCGGCGGTAGGGATTGGCGAACCGGGCGAACCGCCGGCGCGCAGACGCGTCGAGCATCGACACGTCGAAGTCGTCAAAGCCTGAAGCGACCATGCCGGGTGAGTCCTTCAGCTTGAAGGTCTCTGCCGCGACGATCTCAGTGGCTTTCTTGATTGCCCACGGCACCGAAGGCCAGCCCCACACGCCGGTGATCTGAACCATGTCCCTGCGCCCGATCATTTTCGGGATGATGGGGAAGAGCAGGGTCCCGACCGCACGGATCTTCACGTACGGCTTGGATTCGGGGCCAGCGTTGATGTTTGGGGTGTCGTCGCCGCACAGCAGCTGGTAGTCCCCGGCGGCCCATGCGATGGGGAAGGTCCCATCGCCGGATGGGTCGGTCTTCAGGGTAGTCACCGTCACCAGGTCGTAGAACGCCGGCAGGTCGAGGCAGTAGTACTCCCTCGGGTTCAGGGTGCGGGTCTCGGTCGAGCGGTAGAAGGTGCGCTGGCAGTACTGCTCCATAGCGCGGGATGCGGCGAAGCAGGCCGCATGGTACTCGAGGTCATCGACAGTTCTGTTGTCCTTGAAGCTGGACTTCAGCATGTCGACCGTGCAGTACAGCTTGCCGAGATCCGTCTCGAGGACTTCCCAGGTGCCTGCAATCACATCCGAAGCGGCGACCGTCCCCGACCATTCGTAGGTCCAGGTGCCGGCGGTGGGGCAGGGAATGTCCTTGGTGTAGACGCCGGCGCCCGTCCGGCTGATCTGCGTCGCCGCGTAGGTGTAGGTCGTGGACACCTGCAGCGGGTCGGTGACGGTGAGGCTGATCGTGGCCGGGTCGGTGGGTGTTCCGCCGACACTGAAGGTATTGGTCAGAGTGGCGAGCTCCGCCGATCCTTCGAAGAACACCGATGCAGTCATGTTCCTCCTAGTCGGTGACGCTCGCGGATGATCTGGCTTTGGACGTTGCTACCGGCGTCGATGCGGCCCTGCCGGCCACTGTCGGAACGGACCCACGACGCGCCGTGACAGTGGCTGCCGATTGAGCATTGGTCTCCGCTCCGCTGATGATCGGTACGAACGCCACGCCGAGTGCTGCGGCAGACTCTGCTGCTGCGAGAATCCCCAGTCGAGCAGCGCTGACCAGGCCCGCTCCTGTTGCGATCCCGGCGACAGCGTTGGCTGCTCTCGTAACTGCCGGGTTCGAGGCGGATCCCATGCCGGACGCGAGACCGGCTTGCGCCGATACTGTCGTGCCGGCGGCGGCGTTGTTCGCCGCTCCGGAGCCACTGGCGGTCGCGGGGTTGGCGCTGATCTTTCCGGTCGACTGCTGAGCGGCACCTGTACCGCTGGCCAGTCCCGCGTTGACGTTGACGAACGACCCGGTCTGCACCGTGGGGGCGTTCGCGGTGCCCGTGCCGGCCGCTGCAGTTGGTACGGGGGCAACCTTGCCATTGGCATTCGAAGCGGCGCCGGTGGCCGATGCGGACGATGGAGAGGGTGAGACGCCTCCAGCGGCAAGCTGTGCTGCTCCGGAGCCACCAGCTATGCCGGACCCGGGGGATACCTTCGAGGCCGGGCTATTGGCGACACCCGCGGCTGTAGCGGTCCCTGCGGATGCGTTCGTGGATCCGCTTGCCGTGACGGTCGCGTTATTTGCGACACCGGCTCCAGTTGCTGCAGCTGGGCTGGGAGCAATGTTCGCCGATGGGGCAGGGGCAGTGGCGGATGCGGCTGCCGTAGACGCTGCGGCGCTCGTCGATGCCGTGGTGCTGACGGTGGCGTTGTTCGCGGTACCTAACGCGCTTCCGACTGCCGCATTGGTGGCCACGCTCGGAGACGGGGCCTGAGCCGTTCCGGTCGCAGTTGATGTGGCTGGGCCTGGTTTGACCTGGCTCGTAGTCGTGTTCGCGACGCCGGATCCAGTGGTCGTGGCGGCTGAACTGGAGACGGATGGAGACGGGGCGTTTGCGGCGCCGGACGCGGAGGCTGATTGTGACCCAGTCGCAATGGAGCGCGTCGGATCCTGACCGGCACCTGCTCCCGTGGCGTTGGTGGCACTCGCATTCGTTCCAGAGCTGGCGACCTTCACCTCGACCGCGATCACAGCCCAGAAGTCCGACGTGACCGGCCACGAACAGGTGACCGAGGATCCGGTGCCGGGGATCGTCGCCATGCCGAAGCATCCGCCGCCGGAACTGTGGCTGAAGTTCGCTTGGGCTCGCTTGGTGGCCGGCGAGGTCGGGTTGGTACCGGTGTCCGACCCGACACACACACCGAACCCGATGATGCTGGTCGACGCATTCGCCGTGACCGCAGCCGTCGCCAGCGTGGTCTCGTCGGCTGCTGTGACTGCCGTGCCGAACGGGGTCGTCTGGTCCACCCCGGTGAACGACTCCGAGGCGCATTCGGCAACGGACGGTGCGCTGTTGAACGACACCACCACGTTGTTCGCACCGGTGGCCGGTGCCGCCATCCCATAGCAGGCGAGATAGCCGAAGGTGTTATCTGCGGTATGACGGGTGCCAAGTGCGTCCATCGCGACACCGGCATAGGTCACACCGGAGATCGTCTTGGCGCCGTCAGCTCCGCTGTTCTGGCCGACGCCGACGAACACCAGCAGGGCCCGTTCACTGCCCGACGTCGTGTGAGACCAGGTGACAGAGGTTGGTGTCGTGGCGGTCTGGCCTGAGGCGGACGGGCCGACCGCATCGAACGCGAGCGCCACGCCGCCACCCCCAGAGGTTGCCTTCAGCAAAGTGAGCAGCATGGCTACTCGATCGAGAAGACGCCGAGCACGCTCCAGCTGTACGACGCAGCAGCTGTCACGACCTGGACCGCGAGCCCCTCGCCCTCCCGGAGCACGTAGTCCGAGACGAGATCGCCATCGGTGGGCAGGATGTTGACGAGCCCCGCCAAACCGTTCCCGGCCGCCGTCTCCTCGGTGGCGATCGGGACATCGAAGTACGCGAAGGCCTGAGTGCCACCCGCCGTGTAGGACCGTGCAGCGGTGATCTGCGCCGGAGGCGCCGGGTCGGCGGAGTCGTATTGCCGGATGGTGACCGCCGTGTTCCCGGTGGTCCCGACCGCCGACGTCTTCGCGATCCGCCAGGTATGCGGCGCGGGCGCAGAGACGACCGCCTGCGAAGGCTGCAGGAACACCTTCCGCATCTTGACGATCTTCCCGGACCCGGATGCGTTGAAGATGTGCAGGTACACCAGGTTCACCGAGGACGCGATGATGCTGGACCACGCCGAATAGGTGGGGACGGAGCCGATCAGGTGCCCGGTCGGGTTCGCCAGCATGACGACCTGATATTCCTTGGATGAGACCGTGTTTGTCGCGACCGTCGCTCCAGTACCGGGGGTTACGTCGATCGAGTCGTTGGGTAGTGCCATGGGGATAGCGCCTTACGTGAATCCCCAGGACGGACAGATGCAAGGGGGCAGGAGCCCTCAGACGGTGATGCGCCACACCCCGTTGGCGTTCCACACGATCGTGAACGTCCCGGCTGTGACGCTGTTCGCTCCACCGAAGTAGTTGAAGCTCACACCCTGGTCGGCCACCGGAGTAGTCAGGGTGTCGTCGTACACCAGGCACCCGTAGGCGTTCGCGATGTCTGCAGTCGCGCCAGAGGCAACGTCCGGGGCGTCGAACATGACGATCCCGCCGGCCACAGTGGTCAGTGTCTCCGTGCCGAGCGAGACGCCGCCGGCCGGCCAGTCCGAGCCGCCCGTGGAATCGATCACCTCATTTGTTGCGGCCGTCCACTGCCCGGTGTTGTACGCCGAGCTCGCGGCAGCCACATCGCGGTCAGGGGTGCCGGTGTTGTTCATCAGCGCAGCCTTGAACACATCCGAGCCGCCGAGTGTGAAGGCCGCGGTGTTGGTGACGCAGTCGCTGACGAACTGCCGGAAGATGCGGGAATCGGTCCAGGCCATGGTCAGTCCTCTCTTGCCGAAGCTGTAGCTGTTGGTGCGAAGACTGTGCAGTCCTGGCCGTCATCGCGAGTGGTAACCACTGACATCACTGGACGACCATCGCCGTCCAGTTGAACCTGCTCCCGGCCCACGTAATCGCCGCGCTCTACGGCCTCGACCTTCGCCTTCGTGCCAGCGGGCACGAAGGGGGTCGTGAGACCCTTCAGGCCGCGGCAGGCGTGGAACGGCATGTGGGGCTGCGTCTCGTGAGTGACGTGTTTTGCTTCGCAGTTCGGGCACTCCCACCGATGCTCGGGCGTCAGGATCGGTATCACTTCGTCGCCACCGCGCGAGTGTCGGCCGAGGTGGAGAGGAAGTCGACCACGACATCCTTGAAGCCACACGCCTCGAGCGTTGACCGGAGCTCGTCCGGATCGACGTTTCCGTAGTACTCACCTGGGCGCAGCAGGCCGCCGTCAACCGCGGAGTGCGGGGCCCTGCCGGGGCCGGCCATGGTGAGGATCAGCCTGCCGCCGGCCTCGAGTGCCTTGAACGCGGTCAGGCATATCTGCGGCCAGACGTCGGTGTGCTCGAAGCACTCGGTGGACACCACGACGTCGTATTCCTGGTCGGGGACCCATGTGGCGGCGTCGGCAACAACATCCACGCCGTCTCCCTCGCGGATGTCCACCGCGACGTAACGGGTGGCGCCGGGGAACAGGTCACGGATGCTGCCGTTGACGTTGCGCCCGCCGATGTCCAGCACCTCGACGGGCTCGGAGGTGCAGTGTGCGGCTACCCACGTGAAGGCCTCGGCGTGCACTTACGCCTCGCCTGAACCCTCAGCGGCCTCAGCGCGCGCCTGCGCCCGCTCCGGCACCGCGGCCTCCGGCGCCTTGCGGTCAGCCCGCTCCGGGGCGGAGGCGCGCTTGGCGGTTCGCTTCTTGCTCACCTCGTGGCTGTAGTCGCTCTTCAGGACTGCGGCGACATGCTCCGCCTCGTCGTCGCGTCCCGCGCGGACATATGCCTCGTACTCTTCGATCAACGCGGCCTTGTAGTCCGCGTCCATGTCGCGGTTGCTCACTGGATCTCCTCAGGGTGCTCGAAGTCCGGGATTCGGGCGTAGTACTCGTTCTTCAATGCCACGCGCAGATCGGTACGGAACTTGGTGCGATGCTCCATCCGCACATTCCAGAGATCTGCGGCCTTCTCCCAGTTGCGGTGCACCGTCTCGCTGCCGTTGAGCACCTTCGTTCCACCATCCGGCGACGGCGCAGTGATGGTGTAGTGGGTCTGCTGGTACGTGATGCCTCTGAGTGCACGGAACAGCCGGCGGCAGGGAGTATTCGAGTCCAGGTCGTCGCGTTCCCACAGGGTGAGTTCGGCGACGTCACAAGTGACCGCATCGAGGAGCGCCCGCGAATCCTGCGGCACGTCGGTCAGAACTTCATCCGCGTCGATGACCAGGAACCAGTCGTCCTCGGTGGTGATGGTCTGCCCGACTTCCATCAGGTAGGCGCGCTTCTCGATTTCGTTCCCCCACCACACCTGCCGGGGTGCGTGGATGGTGCATCCCATGCCTGCGCCGGCTGCTGCGTGGAAGATCGTCTCGGCCTGTTCGGTCCCTGACGCGGGCTTCTTCAGGGCGCCTGGGAAGTTCGCGTAGGGGCCGTCTACGGCGATGATGTGGTCGCAGAACTTCCCCGCCGATGCGACGGTTTCCGCGAGCCACGACGGGGACTCCTCGTACCAGTTCAGCAGTGCAACAACCTTCATTTCGTCTCCTGACCTATCCGGCGCGGGGCGAACCCCGCGCCGGACGGAACTACTAGAAGGTCGGCGCGATGAGGCCGGTGCCGCCGATCTCGACCACGGACTTCGGGTACCGGGCAGCGGAGAACGCCAGGTAGCCGTAGACCTGCAGGCGAGTCGTCAACGTTCCCGAGCCCACCTCCGGGAGAACCCGGGTGCGGATGCTCGACTCCCACAGCAGCAGATCCTGAGCGCGGAGGATGTGAACGACATCCTCCGTGGTGGACGCGCCGAGGGTGGTCGGCATGTTCGGGTCGGTCACGACCGGAAGGCCGTGCATCTGACCAACGACCTGCTGCGACGTCACCGCCGCGAGCGTGCCGACGGCGTTCTGCGGGTTCCCGGCATCCGGGACGACCAGGGGCCGGCCGTTGGTGTCGGAAGCGGCGAGCAGGTACGCCCAGCGCCGCGGGTGCATGACGATCACCGTCGGCGGCATGAACCGGAGCGTATGGACCCGCTGGACCGCGTCAGCGATCTTCGAGTACAGCTGCGCCACGGTCGGGGTGGCCGCCGTGTAGGTGATCGTCGTGATCCCCGACGTGCCGCGGACACCCTGGACCTGACCCGAGCCGTTCGAGCCCGAGATGACCTGCAGGTCGACCTTGGTCGCATAGTCCGCGATGAGGTCGCGGAACACGATCTCATCGAAGTTGACCGGCGACTGGTCGATCAGCTGGATCGCCAGGTCCTGCTGACCGGCGATCGTCTTCACACCGGCCGACACCGACGAGTCGGTCAGGTCGGTCTCCTGCACCGCGCCGTTGTCCGCGGTCTGGATCGCGGTCGCGGTGCCGGTGGCGATCGTCGGGATGTTGATCGAGTCGGTGCCCGCCGGCAGCGGCTGGTTCGTCACGACATTCGCGTAGGCGCGGCCGGCGCGTGCGAGTTCGACGTACTGGCTCATCAGCCACAGCGGCGGCACGAAGTACCCGCCGTTGCCGTCGGTGCGGAGCAGGTCGCGGAACTCCTTGTCGTTCCGGACCTCCTCGCCGTGGCGCTGCAGGCGCTGGATCGAGTCGCCGTTGTCGTCCAGGTTCAGCTGGTGCCGAACGAGGTCGCGCAGGTACGACCGGCCGTTGCCCTTCTCGTACGTGCGGGCCTCCGAGGTGACCTGCACGCGGGCCTGCGCCCGGCGGACAGCAGCAGCGCCGGCGGTGACCTGCGAGTCGCGCTCCATCTCGTCGGACAGCTCGGTGATCCGCTCGTCGTAGCTGCGAATCTCGGTGTCCTTCAGTGCCACATCCGCGGTGATCTTGCGGAACTCGGTGTCCTCTTCCTCGGACAGGTCCTCGCGGACCTCCTCCTCGGCGAGATCGACGATGGCCTTGCGGGTGGCGAGCAACTGCTCGCGGGCTTCGGCAGCTGCCTCGCGTCGGGCGATCAGCCGCTTCAGGCGCTCATCCATGATGAGTGTCCCCTTTCCGGGGGTTGAAGTGGTCGGATCGGCCAGTGCCAGGCCGTGATATGCGTGTTGCGGGCGGTCCGTGCCGGACCTGATGACCTGTGCCAGGTCAGCGAACGAGCGCGGCGCGCGCCTCAGAGAGGCTCAACGTCCGCGCGGAGACCGGCTTCTGCTCACGCAGCAACCGGCCAAGCATGTCGTGGACGGTCTTGAGCACGTCCTGGTCGCCCATCGCTCGCGCTTCGGCAAGAGCATCCTCGAACGACATGGCCGAAAGCGATCGGAGAAGACTGTTCATCTGCGCCGAGGTGGCGTCGTTCGCGCCGAAGTTCACCACGGACACGTCACCCTTGTGCAGCGAGACCTCGGTCAGGTCCCGCGTGGTCTCGTCGGAGTTCCAGACGTCGTTCTTGACGCGGAAGGCGAACGACATCTCGTCCATGTCGCCGCGCTGCATCTTGACCTCGAGCCGCTGGACATCGGGGTCGCGGCGGTCGAGGTTCGGCGCCTTCACGCGCAGACCCTTGCCGTCGGTCGACAACTGCAGAGTGCCGGACTTGGTGCGCGCCAGCGGCATGCCCTCATGGTTGATCAGCAGATGCAGATCGGGCTTCTCGCGCAAGGTGACGTCGAATGCTCGCTTGTCGACGCTCTCGGTCCAGCCACCACGGGATGGACCGCCGTACACGTCGTATCCGTGACCGAACACGGTGGCGTAGCCGTCGAGCGAGAGACTGTCGCCGACGGTGCGGAGTTCGAAGTCCGATACCGAGATCGCGCGCCGCTCGGGCGCGTCGATCAATTGAGTCTTGTCACGCATCTGGGGGCCCTCCTACTGCGGGAGTCTTCTCGGCCAGAGGATCCGAGCCGAGCGGCCCCATGTTCAGGGGCTGGATGTAGTCGTCACCGTTCGGGACAGGGGCGCGGTCCTCGAGTTCGCGGATCTCGTTCACGTTCAGCCAGCCCGCATTGCGGGCGGACACATACGCATCGAAGCGGGCCTTCATGTCGCCCCGCAGCAGCGCATTGACGTTCATGCGAGCGAACTGGCCCCTTGGGAGGAGCGCACTGAAGGCCGCCTCGATCGGGTTCAGCCAGTTCGTCAGCGTGTAGGTGACGAAGCCGATGCCCTGCTGCTCGATCCCGGTTCCCCAGGACGTGGACTTGTCGACCGCGCCGATCATGTGCGGGGGGATCCCGAACAGCATCGCGATTTCGTCGCGCTGGTAGCTGCGGGTCGCCAGGAACTGCGACTCCTCCGGGGTGATGCTGATCGGGCGCCACTTCAGGCCACCGGACAGCATGGCAGGTCTACGCCGGCCGCCATGAGAGTCGATCCAGGACTTCTGGGTCTGTTTAGCCTGCTCGTCGGTCAGGTTCTGGTCGGTCTCCAGCACGCTCGACGGGTTCGCCGAATCGCCGAAGAACCTCGCACCGAACCGCTCCGCCGCGAGGCCGAGACTGATGCCCTGACGCGCCGCCGCGATCGGCGACAGGCCGTGCAACTCCCCGGGAAGGGAGAAGCGGCGGATGTGGATCACATCCTCGTTCGGGACCCGTTCGCCGTCGATCCTGTAAACCGGACGGCCACGGTTGATCCCGTTCCGGTCGGCGTCCACGGTCCACGAGTCCGGGTGGATCGGGAGCATCGACGTGACGAACTCGAACCGGTCGCGTGACATCGCGATCGATACCGACTCGCCCTTCAGTGCCAGGCAGGCGACGAGCTGCCACATGCCCTCGAAGAGGGTGAGATCGGTGAACGGTGACGCGATCAGCGACGGCACCGGAGCCACCGATTCGCGGACGTTCCCGGTCTTGCGGTAGGCATCCAGAGGTAGGCCGGCGACCGAATCAGCCAAGAGGCGGACGCAGGCATTCACCGCCACCAGCTGCATCGCCTGCAGATCCGTCACATACACGCCGGCCTCGACGCCGTAGCCTTCGCTGTTCAGCGGGATGCGGCTCGGGTCGCCCCATGAAGGATCCCAGACCCGCTTCTCTCGCTGCCACGGCCACTTCACAGCAATGCCTCTGTATTCCCGACGAGTGACGCGGTGATGCGAGTCATTCAGCGTCCTCCTCGTCTGGCCACGCGTGAATCTGCGGGTTCTTCGTGTCTTCGGGGGGCAACTGCAGCCCCCAGATCGCGCCGGTCACGCTCACCAAGGGAGCAATGTCGTGAGGTGAGTTCTTCCGGTCCCACGCCCATGCATCTCTCAGGGGCCTGGTGACCGCGGTAGATGCGGCTATATCCAGCAGCGGCTGAGGACGATGCCGGAACCGACCCGAGCGAACCAAGTCGTAGAACGCGCCGCAGCCGCGCCCGACATCGTCACCCTTCCATTCAATGACCGTCATACCGGCGGCCGTGAGATCGTCGATCAGCGATGCGGCGGGCGAGCCGGTTTGCACGACGATCGGCCAGGTCGCCCTATGCTGATTCCCTCGATCCGTGAACCACGGAAGGACCCATTCAGTTCCGGCGCGGCTGGCGACCACTTCACCGTGCGGCAGTTGATCGTCGCGCAGGCCGGCGACCGATACGTGCGCTGTCGACCGGTTCCAGGAGACATCGAGACACGCAACGATCCCCACGTCGGCGGCTATCTGTGATAGCGGGTCTTCGGTGTCCTTCCAGGACCCGGGAGGAAAAGGACCATCGAGGGTTCCGTCCGACCATTGACACAGCACCTCGGTGCGGAACACCCACTCGGGGTCGGTCTTGCATGACGAGGCAATCGCCCGTTCCGTGATCGTGTAACCCAGTGACGGGTTCGCCATAGCCCACCCGGCCCGGTCACGCACGTCGCAACCGGGTGGAGCGGACCACTCAAAGATGGCCAGCGAGTCATCCTCGTCCAGGGCGAGTTCGTCATCTTCGTCATCAGGGATGGCCGGCGCCTCGTCGAGGTTCAGGCCGTCCGGATCGCCGAGAGTGGCGTGCGCCATCTTCCGCAGATACCGCAGAACCACCGATGCGGCATCACCGGCATTCGACCAAGCGAGGATCAGCGCCATCGCGCGCGCCATTGTCGTCTTGGTGATCGCGCCCCACGCATCCCACGACTGGTGCTCACGGAGCTCGTCGAGGTTCACCAGGTCACCGGACAGGCCGCGTCCGCCGCGGCGAGATGCAGCTTTGACCTTGTACCGCTCGCCGGTCTTCAGCTCGAGCGATTTCTTACCGTTCACCATCACGACACGCTCGTGAAGGTCATACAGCTCCGGGCGGACCGGATTGTCGTCGTCGTCGAGCTCCGTGACGAGGTTGACGGCCTGCTGCCAGACCTCTTCGGCGGTATCCAGGTCCTGTGCGGTGCCGAGGATCAGCTTGAAGCCGTACACGTACATGAACCACAGCGCGAGAATCACGGAGAGTGTGCTCTTGCCGTTCTGTCTCGCCACCAGCACAACGACATAGCGGAACCGCAGCGAATTGTCCGGCAGTAGCTCCAGCATGTGGATCAGGAGCCACCTCTGCCACGGCAGGAGATCGAGATCCAGGACTTCGGACGCAAACTCGATCACCGAGTAACCCAGTGAGGTCTTTGGAGTTAGCTTCCGTAGGGGCGGGGTATAGACCCGCGGGGTCTCACTGCCGAGGAGCTTAGGCGGAACGGTTCGGACGCGGGATCGCTCGGAGGTCACCAAGCCTGCCACTCGGGGCCTCCTTCTTCGTACCGAGCTTCAGCCGGCCGGCGGGAGTCAGGCCCAGCGACTCGCAGTACTTCAGGTAGGTCGGAATCGACACATTGTCGAGCTTCCCGTCAGGCGTCAGCCCACCATCGGACTGTGCATCGATCAGGCGGGCCATCCGCCGGAGAACCTCGACCGCACCCTGATCCATATCGGTCAAATGCATCGCCGCGGTCAAGGAGCCCTCGGTAGCCTCTTCGACATCACCCATCGTGACCTCCATGCGCGCGACCCCGCCCAGAAGGCAGGAGGGGGATGGACGCTAGTTATCGGGTCCCTTC